CAGAACATCATCGGTTGGAATAGTATACATATACTTCCAAACATAACCATTACCAGTTGTCTCTGTATAAAGACCAGTAGCGGCGTCATAGTTAGCACCAGCTACTGATGGTTCTTCAGTTGCATTTTGGTTTGATGTGGGATCTCCGTTGAAGATGCACTTGAATACTTCATACTGAGAGTTCATTACATAGAACTTAGCATCAGCAATACTAGTAGCACCAGTCGCGGTCTCTTTACCAATTTGACCACCACCACCTGGGGTTGCTGAATAATCTGGTTTCCACATATCGAAAACTGGGTTTACTTGAATATCCCAGTTATAACGACGAATGACAGTTCTAGCAAATGCGCTAGTAATACGTTTTGCAGCAATCAACTCGTCATAGAGATTAATTTTCTCTCTTTGGTTGTCAAGAGGAAGTGGGGGAATGTTCTCATCACCATAACGATAGACACCTGCCTTTGCTTCAGCACCAGTGTCAGAACCTGCTTGTCCACCAGTACGGCACTTTAGAGCAGCACCAGGACCTGGGGTTGAGTTGATACCATTGCTGCCAAAAACGTCGGTCAGAAGAAGGGCACTTTCATAAACATTGGCAATAGTGGCGCGGAATGTACCAGGATAAGTTCCAACATAAACTTCATCACCAACTGTAAAACCTGTTGTATTCTTGGAGTAGATTTCTAAATATGCTCTCCAAGGTTGTGGGCGACCCACAAAGAAATACATTCTAGAACGATCTGGATCAGTTTCAGATGTTCCCTCTGTTAGGGATTCTAGGAATTGCTTCGCGTTAAAAATACGAAACTTATCAGAAATAATAGCAGCCATTGGTTCTTCGTTCCGACGTTGTAGTTTGTGCCTGAGTTATTTATATTTATAGCAATATTTAGGTAATAGAGAATGGAATTATCTCCTGACCGTTCGCAACGGTTGTTCCTCCCCTTAGAGCAGAACATCCAGTAAATGAAGTAGATGTCTTACCAGTGTACTCAATTACAACTCCACCACTTGTAAACAAGTATCCTTCATCTGGGAAATGTGTTGTGTCTACAACAATAATAATTCCAGCAATAGTTCCCGATGATGAAGTTGTGGTGACTGGATTTTGAATGGAAGGAGGCATTAAGTTGAAGTATTCACCACTAATTGTATAACTGGAATCGGATCTTTCAGTAAAGTCTTTAATTGTTACGGCTGGGAAATAAGTATCAAATTCTAAGATTGATAATCCAGACACATCAGCAAATCCATCATCAAAAATACCATCAAAGTGACTAATTCTGTGTCCAGCATTAGTCTTTGTGTAATTGCCAATATATTCAGATGTTCCTGTATACAAGCTATTTGTAATTACTTGTTCGGTAGTATCTCTCTTAGTTACATAATATTTTCCATCGGATGCTGTGACAAGATCTACGAAATTGCCATTTCTTTGCTTCAATGGATCCGAGATGAAGACAGTCTCTTCATATCTGTCAATTACTCCTCCAGGTGGTGGAATAATCAATACTTCCAACGCTTCTCTTGTTATCGAGAAATCTGCTGGTGAAGAAATTTGTCTTTGTGTGGTCCTCTCAATACCACCCGCAGTGGATGATACGCTGACCATAGAGACATCGCTTTCGCTCTGAACCTCCACAACTCCACCGAATGCTACGGATACAATATCTGGAATCTGTCTTAAGAATGTTCCCGCCGCCCAGAATTGTGGAGTTGTTCCTTTCTCACCTCTCTCTACTCTCAAGAAACGATCAGAGATCTTCTTGGGATATCTGACTGTCTCGTTACCAATCAAGAGAAGTCCAAAGTTATCAAACTTGGTAGTGTCAGCAATGTATACAACACTATCTGTAGGATCAAGGTCAACCTGTAGATATGCACCCACCTCATAGAAGTTGACATTAGACAATGCATCATTAGGAATTAAGTTCTGAACAGTAGATGTAATTACTCTACTTACTGTGGAAATAGAGTTGACGGATACAATATCTTGAACTTCCGCTGTAACAACAGTAGCTTCGTAGAATGTATCAATAACTTGTACTTCATCAGCAGAAGTTCCTGCTTCACTAAAGATCTCTACATAATCTCTCTTAGGATCGAGAGTTCCTCCGATAGAGAATACTTCAATTTCATCTGGAGCTAGTTGTCTCTGAATGTCAATAGATGCCTGATTTGGTTCTCCAAATGTAACACTGGAAATGCTATCAATTGCTTGAAGACCAGCATCACTAATAGTATCAATAGTAGATATGGCAGTCATACCAAATCCAGAAACAATTGGGTTCATTCTGAGATTAATCAGAGAAACGCCAATATCTCTTTCTGTGAGAATTTCAAATCTTCTGGAAACAACTACACGAGGTGCTTCTGTATAACCAGATCCGCCATCGATAAGATCAACGCTAATTACTTGACCTCTTAACCCATCAACAATAACAGCAGCTTTTGCGCCACCACCTTCACCATTTTTGGGAATAAATTTCAATACTGGGGGAGTAAAGTATTGATATGCCGTTGGTTGGGTTATTGGTTCATAACTACGTTGGTTCCATGTCAATGAAACAACAGAACCATTTTCAATATTTGCAATTACAGATAGTCCTTCTCCACGAGTAACACCAGTATAAGATTCTACTGATACTGCACCGAAGATATCATCGGTAAGCATCTCGCCGTCTCTTCCATCTTTACTCGTAACTACTTCAGGAAGTCTCTTAATTTCTCTAAACTTATCTTCTCCTTCTACACGGATTTTATCACCATTAGAAAGGTACAGGAAGGGATTTCTATAAGACTTACCAATTACAGTTCCTGCCCAAATACCATTGGTATCTTGGAGGAGTTTTCTTCCAACATCATCAGTGTTATACACTAATGTAGTGCTAGTGTAATTTGAAATCGTATAAGTTAAAGTATAATATCCTTTAACACCAAAGATAATAGGCAATCCATCTATAACAGCACCATTATGAGATCTTACATCCCAATTCATAGTGCCATCTGATGCAACAAACAAGTTTCTTACATTACCAATGACATTGTAAGTTCCATCTGCTTTTAACTGCCAGCAATCAATTGGAAGACCCACTTTATCTCCCATCCAGAAATACTTCGAATATAAATCGCTTTCTGCTGGTGGTACACCTTCAATACTAAATCTAGCAACAGCGTAATAAGTATCTGGAGCAAAGTCATAGATATTTAAGATTTGTCCAACATCTCTACCATAGAGATATCTCATATCAATCTTCATATCCTTAAGAATAGGAACATTGAAATAAATGTTTGGACCAGATATTCTATATGAATATCCTTTTCTTTGAAGAACACCATCCAAAAATACGTAAAGGTTGTCTTCAGATTCTACAGATTGAACGGTGTTATCTTCTACATCTAGAATTAAGAATGGACCAGATTTTACTTCATCAACTAAATCATAATCAATGGTAAGTCTCTTATAATTGCCAACACCAATACCAACAACTTTTTCTACCGCTGTTGGTTCTCCAATACTCTTAGCACTAAAATCTTGATCCCAAATTGGAGCAACATCAAATCTAATTCGGTTTGGAATTACAGATTTATCAATAAAATATGCATCAGATGGAGGATGTTCTTCTGAATATTTTGATCTTTGAAGAACAGCATTTAAAGTCAAGAATAGATTTTCATCTCCTTCCAAGATAACATTGGATCCATCATCCCAGAACAATTCAAATTCTTTTGTTTCGCCATCAACATAGTCTGGCAACGTTTTTCCTACAGATTGCTTCTGTAAGATAGCGTCAACATTGCCATACAAAGAATCTAGAGAAGAAATTACATCGTTGCACTCTTGACCAAGTAATAATGGATCATTAATAATGTTGTAATTTGAATATGTAAGTTTCTTCGACCAATTGCCTTCTTTATTTGGATTTTGAGCAGATACTTCTACCAGACCCTTTCCTTCTGAAAGAATAGTATCGACAATGCTATTGAAGTTGTCCAAGGCACTCTCAACTTCTATACAATATGGAAGTTGAGTATCAATGAGAATATTGTTGTCAACTACGGGAGAGATGGTAGTATAAGTTCCAGCACCAAGAGTGTTTCTCATTGCTTGGATCATCAAGTCTTTTGCATACTCAAATGCAGCAAGACTTTCTGTTAGTTCGTTGTTAATGAATAGTAAGTTCTCGGATTCTGGATACTTTGCTTTCACATAATATAATTGTCCAAATTCAACAACCTTCTGATTGCCACCAAAGCGAAGGTGATAAACATAAGCATCTACTAAGAAACCTAGATCTCTCTGACATTTAGCACCTTTTGAATTCCAATCAATACCAGGATAAGTTGCTTCTGCCCATCCAATTGTTTCCTCTTGGATATACGCCTTATTTGCTTCGATTAAATTAGCGGCATCATAGAACGTTCCATTATTAATGCCACTCCAAGAGAATGTCGCTTGATCTGCTCCAGAGAATGATAGTGGAGCAGTAATAGTAATGCCAGGAGGAACTTCGTATGTGTCACCAGGAGCAACAGCACCAGTATCAGTTGCAATAGGACCACCAGTTGATGTACCACTTAATAAAGTGATTCCTGAGGGAGCGCCACCGATGCCACCAGAGTTTGCTAAAGCACTATTGTTAAGTGTTACTTGAGTATCACTATCAATGGAAACAATATGAGTTCCAACATGATATGCTCTACCAGAACTTACAAACATTCCAATAGCAAGATTTGAAGTGTCTGTGACAGTCATGGTTCTAGAACCTTGAATGTAGCTAACTGATGTATCTACATAATCCCAATTTCGGACAGCAAGTTTTGCTAGGCGTGTGGCGTAGCTAAAGATATCTCTAGTTTCTGTTCTGTTATTTTGAATATAAAGATAGTCAGCATCTTTGTTGAAAATTGATGTGTAGTCAACTGTCTTTACATTTCCACCAAATCTCAAATCATGTTCATATGCTTCAAGAATAGATCTCAAGTTTTCTTCATAATCATCTCTCTTAGTGCTCCAATCTAAAGATGGGTAAGTCTCTCTACCATATTCAACAGATTCTTCTACAATGAATTCTCTGTTCCTTTCTACCTGATTAGCAGCATCTAACCATCTTCCATTTCTTTGGAAAATATTTCTAATCTTTTTAAAATATCTGTTGTTATACTGATTATCTTTAAATGCTACGTATTTGCCATAGAAAGTAACTCCTTTGTAAGAAGTAACATCTGTCTGTCTTTCTCCAGTTTGTTTTTGATATGGACCAAGAGGAGGTTGACTAAAGATAATATTATCTCCAGAAACTGTATAAGAAACCCCTGGATCTTGAAGAACACCATCTAAACTAATGATAAGATTTTTCTCATCATATGGAGTGAAAGGAACATTCAAATCATTTAGTAATTGGAAAGTTGTAGTTCCTTGCAATCTACCGTCAGTATCATAGTATCCATCAAATGGCGCAGCAAGAGTAACCTCAAATGCACGCATTTCATTGAAATTGAATTCTGTAGTAGATGCAGAACCAACTGCTTTACGAATTCTTTGATTTTCTATTTTTTGAATAGACTGTGTAACAACCCTCGTGGTATTCTCTACAGTAATTCTATTCTTTTCTGGATCCCAAAGCTGAATAACACTGAAGTGAGATGCTTTTGGCATCTCTTCTGGCATTGTAGTAGTAGCTTCAGTTTCGATGTCTACTTGACCAAACAGTTTAAATCCTGCTGGGTGTGTAGTTGACTTGATAAGTTCTCGCCACTGATCAATAGGTGTCTTAGATTTTACAACATACGAATAATCTTGGTAGAAGAAACTATCTAAGATCTTCTGATTTGAATTGCCAATCCTACCTCTATCAGATTTAAAGTAACCAATGTTGTCATAGAAACTACTGATCTTGTCAGTAAATGTTGTTACAAAAACAGCATTGACAATTCCAGTTGCTGGATTTGTTAGAGTAGATCTAATTTCTAGATTGTCTCTAACTTTACCCTGAGCATTCTTAATTTTAAGTAGATTTGAACCTTTTCTCCATTCAACTACTGTTGCTCGGAAAACTTCTTGATTTCCAATTCTTTGTACAACAACTTCACCGTTTTGGAAATCTCCATTAATAGAAGACAAATTCAAAACAAGATTTGAACTAAACGTAGAAGATACTGTCTTATCTAAGTGATATGCTCCTCCATTGTTGACAATAGTGATACTTCTTGGAATGCCAATGGTGGCGCTTTCTGCGTATGCTTCAACTTCGCCTTCAACAATCTCAATCTCTGGTTTATATGTAAAACTTCTACCAGGATTTTTTACGGTGATTGAGAAAATCTCTCCGTTTCTTACAATAATATCAAACTCGGCATTTACTCCATCACCATCTGTAATGACAATTTTTGGATTGACATAATTAGAACCTCTCTTGGTTATATTAACACCAGTAATTAAATTTAAATTAGTATCAAATAAAACTGTAGCATATGCTTTAAAATCTGGATTTGGATCTACTCCTTGAATTACAGGAACTTTTTTATAATTTAATCCGAGATTGGTAATTGAGTATTCGTTAATTTCTCCAATAGCAAATTGACCACTTGTTGTATACTTGATAGATCCAGAACCATCCCATAGCGGTTCACTTGAAATATCATATACAAATCTATTAGATGTTACATAATTGATTGTTTTTGTTCCTTGTAAAGGATCCGTGATGACCTTTAGAGAAGATCCATCAGAATTTACTACACCCTTTCTATCATAATAGTAGAAATTGGTAAAATTGGTTCCTGTTTTTGTTTGATATGTGTTCTGAGTTAATCTGGGACCAAATCCAAACTTAACGTCGGTAAATGCTCCAACACTTCCAGGAAGAATATTGGAAGCAGTTTTTTCTAGAGTTTCTAAGTTTAAACTTCTACTTGGAGACATATCAAAATATGTTCCAGTCAAACTAGAATGTGAGGTATCAAATACGTACCTATAATACTCTTGGACGTTAATATTAGGATTTTTAGTAAAAGTAACATTATCTTCTGAGAATTCAAACTTATAATCAACTTCACTGGCAGATCTAACTTTTACTAATCTAGAAGGTGTGCTGCTATCAAAGAAACCAGAACTTAAACTGACAGTGTTTGCACTTTCCAGTAAAGTTCCATAATCATAAACAATGATAATTTTTTGAGTTTCTCTATCATAAGATTGAATATATCCCGAGTTATTCCCAGAGAAAATCTGATAATTGGGATCAAAGTTATATCTTGGATTGTATAGAGATACTTTCTGACCGTTATAATGATCAACTTGCTTCGTTCCTTCTCTACCAGTCAAAACAGTAAGAGAATTACCATCGATTGAACTAATCTCTAAAACTTCATTGCCGATAGAAATCAAATCTCCCTCAGAATATTTTGTGCCATCTTTGACTTTTAGAATTGACGCTCCAGAGGCAAATCCAGCGTGATCGACATATACTACCAATCTCATTGTGCCGAGAGAAGCAATAGATCTTACTAAACTTTCATCGTCAACACTAAGGTAATCTGCCTTGCTATATCCAGATCCTTTCTCTTGAATTTGTATAGATGATACAATTCCCTCATCAGATACAACAACAATAGCAGTAGCACCAGATCCACTTCCACCAGTTAATGGCACATTACTATAAGTTCCTTGAGTGTAATCAGATCCACCATTCAAAATTTGAAATCTTCCAACACCAGTATCATCAATTTCTGTTTCTGCAGATGGTGCAATAAGTGTTGCTTCTTGATATAAACGCTTTCTTAGATAATAAGTCTTTGTCTTGGTAGTATCATCTGGATTAATATCAACCGTTACTTTATCACCAATACCGAGACCATGTGGAGTTGCTGTCTCAACCAAAGCAACACTTTGATTTACTTCGAATGGTTCTAAGTTATCACTTAAGGATGTAAGGGTTACAATCCTAGATCCTACAGTATTGAAAAGATTTGAAGATCTCAGGAAGTAATCATCATCAATTATCCAATTACTTGGCAAATCTGTTCCAGTAGGATATCCGTCTTCTTCTGTTAGATTTACTACTTTAATAGTAACAACATTTTGACGATTTGTGCTTTCTAATATTTCTGCTGCAGCAATTGGCAAGTCTATGCCGTTTGTCAGTTGCAGTCTTGCTCCTTCTGTATAAGAACTATCTTGATCTAGGAGAAGAGAGAATGTCTTAATATCAGCAGAGAAAGTTCCAGTATTATCAAATTCTCCTACAACCTCTTTCAGGACGATTACGTTGTCATTTGCTACAGTACCAATAATTGTTCCTCTAGCTCCAGAGGATGGTTGTCTTAACGTATCATCACTAAACAAGAACGCTGTTTGAATTGTTGTAAGTCTTACAACCTTATCTTCTTTACTTTGAAGATAATTAATTTGCTTTCCTTTAACAGTTGAGACTTTTGCCTCTACCTTATCGCCCTCGGTTCCTCTATTATCAAAGTATACTTTAGAATTTACGGAAAAATTACTAGAAGAACTTACAGAATTAATACTATCTACTGTACCAGAAGAAATTTCAGAAATACTAGCAATTAGTCCCTCGCCATTTCTGGACATTCCTGGAGTATATAATCTCTTAGCATTTTTTGGAATATCATTTTGATTAATTGAAGAGTTATAATTACTATCCACTGGTAATGAATAGAAATTCTCTCCTATGATATAGGGAAACTTAGGTGCTTGATTTGCATCAATAGTGATAAAGTAGGCATAAGTTCCTTGTGGAAAATCTGGAGTAATACAAAATCTTCCATTATTTTGATCTAAAGATCCACTACGATGAATATACTGATAGTCATTAACAAAAGTTCCCAAGGGATATCTATTAACAGCTGGACCACCAGTTCTAGCATTCTTTAAAGAATAACTAGAAGTCATCCTAACAATAGCAGATTGTGGATCTAATGGATTTTGATGACCAAAAGGACCATAGATTGGATTGCCATCATAAGCAAATCCAATAATTGGTGAGTGAGTTTTGGTTGCTGGTTCAGTTCCAGCGTTGTTTAAGTTGTCATTAAGAGCAACTCTAAGTGCTTTGGGGTTAGCAACGTAACCATAACCATATTCCAGAACGCTATTATAGTTCTGGAAAACGTATCCGTTATCGGTATCTAGATTGCTTTCTAACTTTCTAAATCTGTTATAGTTCCATTCTTTCAAGAAAGGTGTACCAGAGGCATCTTTTCCGACAGCAATAATATCAACTGCGACAGTATCTTGTGTATAGAAATTACCTTCTTCAATTTTTTCAAAATCAACAATCTTACCATCTCCATCAATAATGGCATTATAAGAAGCAAATCTTCCACGACCTGCATTGTCTCTAATTCTAACAATAGGAGGAGAAGAATAGTATTCACCAGGATTGTCAATAATTAAACTGGTAACTTTACCCCTGGTTACAACAGCACGAACCTCTGCTCTTCTACCAGAAGTAATTGTAATTTCTGGAGTATTTGGGAAAATGTCTTTGGTATCAACAATAATACTTTCAACAACTTGACCAGAAAGAACCGCCCTTGCTTTGTTTGGGACTTCATCAATTAGAACAAATGGAGGTTTTGTATAACCTCTACCTTGAAGATCAACTCTAATACTTTCAAGTTTTCCAAATCTTACACTTTCAGTATCCTTGTAACTATAAGTACGAACTCCATTTAATAAAATACCAGTATCTGCTTTGGGTGTTTGATATTTTTCTGTTGTAGTAGTTGCTTGCTTTCTAATTAATCTTAGGAGTTTTTGATCTAAAACTTTCTTATCAGTTGCAGTTCCGTCTAGAATTCTATGAGATGGGAAACTTGAGGATGTAATGTAATAATACTGATCATCAGAAAAAATTGCGGTTACATCAGTAGGAACTTCATTTAACGATGACGCTACTGCTGGTAGTGTGGGAACATTTACAGATGCACCAGAACTTAGCAACCACCTGATATCATTGGTTCCAAATTTTACAATTTTTGGATCTGTAGTTTCAAATCCAGGATTAGAAATCTGAATTTTATCATCTACAGACGAATATGGTTGTGGATCAGTTGGAAGTAAATTATATACAACTCCAAGTGTTAATAGAGTAACATTAGTTCCAGAAATAGTAACTGGTTTATAGACTACAGAACCAGAATTGTGAATTGACGCTCCAGATGGTTGTCTATTCTTGATGATAAATTGAGTTGCAGTTTTTTCCTCAAATGTAATTGTTTCTGTGCCAATCAAGACTGAACCCTGAGAACCCCATCCTACGGTGGAAAAAACGTCAATTCTATTTCCAGATGATGCAGTTCCTGTTAAGGTCTTAGTGAGTTTTGTCTTTGTTGAAATGCCAAATTCACCATTAACTGTCTCTGGTGCTAATACAATGTTAAAGATTTGCTCGTCATCTCTTGTGCCATCTGCATAGACATTATCTACAGTAGCTGATGCGTAACCGTAGTCATCGGTTGCTTCTTGAACAATCTTAGTTCCAATTAGTGATTTTGGATCTCCAGATACAACTTTACACTTAAGAGAATAATTGCTTATCCAATCAGCATTCGAAGACTTATACGTAAAGTCTTTAGGTTTGTAAACCTCTGGTTTATTAGTTACATCTTGAGAAACAATAGTGTTGAAGATGAATTTAATAGAACTAGTAGTTCCTTTTGCCTTATAGAACTTTTGAATGTTCTTGATAAGGGTTCTCTTATCTACCTCACCTCTAAGATATTTTTCTGGAAAAGAACCTAGATATTGGTTCTCGAAATTCTTAACAAGTGCATACAAGAATAGGTTGCTTACATTGTAAACACTTTTGCCAGAATTATGCGCTGCTGCCTCTGTGCTGGTAAAATTGCTTGCCTCATACAAATCTCCAAGAGACGTGTTACCACTAACACCTCTAGAACACTCTTGGAATTCTGTATCTGTTCTGGTAGCGTAGAAAATGATCTCGTCTTCAATTCTAATATACCCATTCTTTTCTGGGAATGACTGAGCATCTTCAACGACAATAGTCGTATCACTAGCAGAAATATCTACTACCAATACGTCATTCTGCTTGAGAATATTTTTCTCGTAGTAATCAATGTCTGCATATTTTTGGAGGTTATTGATAACATCCAAAGTGCCACCTTGCACTTCCTGTGCTTCATAATACTTTTGCACGAACTTGCTGAAAAGTTCATACTCCGTACTAATGAATTGAGGAAGCTGCGATTCGATCAGAGTGGAAATTCTCTTAGTCTTTACAGCAGGCATTTACTTACTCTTTGTATGCAGTGAATGAGGAATTAGCAACGTCAACATCAAGATAAACCTCGCGGAGTGCCTTGATATCATTTGAAAGTGGTTTTACTCTTACCGAAATACGATTGTCAAAGAAACTGCCCTTAATAATGGTTAGGGCATACATTCTTAATTCACCTTTGGCATAATCAATATCGCCTACTTCACTGTCGAGAACAACCTTTTCACTAGTTACGCTATCTAGTCTATATAGGACAATTTTGCCATCCCTATCTTCGAGATAGACATCAAAATTAGGATATTCAGTCACCCTAAACCCAGTTGTAGAAAGGACTGGATCATCACATTCGGTATCAAATGCATTTTGGTAACAAATCTCATAATAGAAGGTTGAATTCAATTGAGGATAGAAATCTTTCCTCATTGTTACTTCTGTCAAATTCGAGTTAATTGACTTGTCGGCATCGTCAATAACTCCAATTGCCTTACTGTATCTAAACTTACCATTAAACTTTTCAGTGTCTGAATTGTCAAGATACGACTGAACTGAAGCAATAACTTTATCCCTAATTTGAGCAGGAGTTTGATCAGTTGCATTTCTATTATAATAAATCTTACTCGTTAACTCAACAAATAAGATTGATGGGTCAATAATCTGTGGTTCGACAGAAGCAACCACATACTTCTCAAGTTCTGCAATAATTTCGTTCTTAGTCAGTGAAGTTAGATAACTTGCATCTTTTGGTTTCAATGCAATGAATACCTTACCATACTGTGGAGGGTCTTGATCTTCGCCTCCAAAGATGATAATGTCACTTGTGGCAGGATATACCTGACGGACGATTGCTTCGTAGTCCTGGGCGGTTACAGCGCGGTCCTGAGTGCCATATGCCTTAGGAGCGGTATACTTAATCTTTTTAGTGCTCTCAATTTCTTCTCCGCCAGATGATGGTGTGGTGGAAGTAATGGAAACTGAAACATTGGGAGTAATGCCATTAGGGTTCTCAAGGACACCAGAGAAAACAAATGTCTTTACACCATTGCTAGATGGTCCAGAAGTTGTGATATATGAAATTTCAACACGAGATCCATTCTCAAGTTTCTTTCCTAATACTCCATCGCCCAATAAAATTTCATATCTTTCATCTTCAATTTCATCTAAGAAGAATACTTTAGAATTTCCATCAATACCAAGAATATTGTCTGCAACCAAATATGGTTCACTAAAACTACCACCACTAGGATAAACCTTCACTCTAATGGTGTTAGTATCTATATTACGGTTGTCAAGAACAAATCTTTGTGTTTTGAGTGCGGTATTAACAGTAAATGTATTAGTGAGGAAAGTTCCCTCTCTCAAAGGAACATCAGTAAAGGTTGCAACACCGTTAGATACCTGCGCCGTAACATCATCAACAACAACATACTGATAAATGCTATTGTCATATGAAGCAATAAATCCAGTTCCTTTCTTTAAAAGCAACTCGGTATCAGTTGTAGCGTTCTGATAAGTTGCTGTAAAGGTAATATATGCTGTAGGAGAAGTTGCACTCTTGGGTCTGTATCCTAATTGCTTCGCAATCGCTACTACGTTGTCCCTGAGGGTCGCTGAATCAATGAATAGTTCATTGACCACCATGTT